CCTTTGGAATGTTAGCAGAGCTCACGGGTGGGCAAGTAGGTAAGGCGTTCGACGAGATAAGCATAGCCGTGCAGAACATGTATGCCATCGTTGAGCCTATACTCATGGCCATCGGTGGTGTTATTATGGGAACGCTGGTCGTAGCAATCAACATGCTGGCCACGGCTTTCCAAGTTTCCTTCGGCATCATCAACAGCATATTTGACGGAATAAAGAATGCACTGCAGCCTGTCATCAACGCCATCATGCAGGCCTTTGGCATGGATGGGGCAATGGGTCAATCCATTGACGTCGTGCAGATGTTCAAGGATGCACTCAGCACAGTGACAAGTGTTTTGTCTGCTGTCGGCGAAGTCGTCAGGATGGTGGGCAAGTTCGTAATTGAATTACTGCTCACACCGCTGCAGGCAATAGTGGGAGTAATAACTGCGGTAATTACCAAGATTCGTGAATGGATTGGAGTCAGCAAGGAAAGCAACGACGAAACCAAAAGGGGAGCTGGATTCCTGGACATTCTGCGCAATGCTTTTGCAAATATCAAGGGCACAATTGGAGGCGTCACTGAAGCGTTCCGTGAAATCAAGAACGTCATCGGTGAATTTTTTAACGCTTTGGCTTCATTCAATATCAAAGCAGCTCTCGAGGCATTCACGGGTTTTGGTGATAAGGTGGCTGCTGCCTATAACAAAGGCTTCAATGAGGCTACTGGCAAGGCCGTAGAAAATCAAAAAGCAGTGACAGACGAAGTCAACAAAACTGAGAAAGCTGTCACTCGCCTTGGTACGACCACAGCAACCGCAACAGCTAAAGCAAACAAAGAGACGGAGAAAGCCCAAGACTCCGAGTTTGCAAAAGCAAAAGACATACTTAAGGCCCTTGAAACGAAGCTAAAATTAGAGCGTGAAACTACGCTGGCACTTGAACAGCAGGCTGGTCTTAGTGGTGAGGCGCTCAAGTTCCGTGCAGGCCAGCTCGAGAAAGCCGACGTTGAGAAGGTACTAGCTGAAGCACAGAGACTGCTCAAGGTAACGACTGACAAACAAGGCCGCGCAATATCAACAACAGTCGGACTGAACGCCGACGAAGAAAACGTAGACCAGGTCACTCAGGAATACAACAAAATCTTGGTTGATAAAATCAAGGTCGATGTCAAGCTGCGCGATCCCAAATATTGGTTTCCGCAAGTCCAGCAGGCTCTCAATCTACTCGCTGAGTTTCGTGGTGGTGCTACCATACCAGTAAAGGTAGAGGAACCGAAAAAGGGCTTCGACCTTGGGACTGCTATAACGAACACAGCCAAGACCGCAGCGGACGCCATCACCAAAATCGATTGGAACAAAGTCTTCGCACGGCCTGCTAAGGCCAGCGAGGAGGCCACAGCTAAGATCGTCGACAGCATAACAGAAGGAACGCTGTCGTATCAGGACGGCATCGACAAGCTCTCGGAATCTATTGAGAAGGTTCCGACGGTGTTTGAGGCCATCAGAATGCAGCTCAACGAGACATTCAAGGCACTAACACAGGAAACCATCGGAGCGCTTGCCAAGGCTTCAGAAGGTGCAACAGCGTTCGGCGATGTCTATGATGAACTTGCCAATGTTGCAGGTGCTGCATTTGCACAGATTATTACCGAGCAAAAGGATTTTGGTAAGGCATTTCTACTTGTTGCGCTTGACGTTCTCGATGCACTTGTCCCAATCCTTGTTGCACAGATCACAGGTATTTCATTAGCTTCGGTCGAATCGGTGGCTTCTGGCACAACGTTAGGACTTATTAAGGCGGCCGCAATTACTGCTGTTCTTAAGGCCATCGTGGCTGCAGCACGTGCAGGTGTTCAGGGCTTTGCCGAAGGTGGTTATACCGGCAACGGTGGCAAGTATCAGCCAGCAGGTGTGGTTCACAAGGGCGAGTTCGTCATCAACAAGGAAAACACCAGCAAGTTCAGAGGCATCTTGGAACAGATGAATCAAGGCAAGCTGCCACTGACGATGAGTGCAAGCATAGCAAACCCAGAGATTCAGAACGAAATGTACGGCATGAGGCAGGAACTGGCTGCAATACGCCAGCGCCTTGATAGAATGCCTGACGGTATTCAGGGCAGAATGAACGTTGGTGTCAACGTAGGGCTTGACACCTATCTTTTCAGACGTGATAATTACAGGGCCGCAGTCGCTGGCCTGAGAGGGTAACATGGCAGGTAACAGCTCATGGCAGATGTATTTATATGCTGCCAATGCAGACACATCATCGACGGCATACGATACGGTGGCAGCATCTTCGCTGACATCGCTCTCGGGTTATAGTGCCATCACATCGACCTTCCCAGGTGGCTCGTGTCCTATCCTTGCACCCTACGAGGACGCCGAGTTTGAGACGTCACAACTCGTGGACATCGGTGGTGGTACAATAGGCAATGCACTACGACGCACGATCTGGACTGTCGAGTGCTGGCCGTTCCTGTTCGATGCCTCGAGTGTTGATGTCGATCTAGATGATTACTTCGCCATCTCGGACGGCATACACAACAAGAAATATCTGTGGGTAAAATTTACAGCAGGATCGAGGACAAGCCCGACGACATCAGGTCACGTCTATCCTGTATATTTGGACTCATTCAGTTCTGACATTCGCAAGGAATACGGCACACGCGGCCTGACCTTGACACTCAAGCACCGATTCCGTCAAGCATCGAGTCTGATATAATGCCGCACTACAGAATACAGAGAACGCTGCCAAACGGCTGGAATATCCGGCTCGAGATGCTGCCCTACGACACAAACCTTGGTGGTACTGTCACCACACTCGGTGACGTGTGCCTGCTGGAGTTAGGCGATCAGGTTGCAGAGTTCGACGGCCTTCCCTATGGCATGGTCAAACCGCAGACGCTGCGTTTCCAGCTTGCTTGGGATATGCTGCCGACTGCTATGCAGACGTATATTGAAACATCTGTCGATGGTGACAAGTGCAACCTCTGGATGCTGTTCTCAGACCGTGGCACTGGTGGTGCTACATACTCGCTGGAGTTTGCAGGCGTTGAAGACAACGTCGAGGCCGTCAATCTTGAACCGTTAGACGATGGCTCGTATGCCTATAGTGTCCAGCTTGTAGACATGCTGTTCCATGCCATGAAGACCAAGACGGGATATTCTATCTTCAACGGCAAGGTTGGTACTATCACCCCTCCGAGTGCTAACGTGTTTCAGGTGCGCATGAAGAACGACCCTGCACGTCAGCAGTTCCAGACTGCCATAGGTGATACCAAGGCAGACACCTTTAACGACATAGTCGGCCACATGCGTACCGGCATGGCCACCCACATCAAAACCAACTACGCACGAACCACATCGGCAGCCACAGACATCTTCGACTGGTCGCAGGTCCTTGACGATTTTCTAACGACGGCGCTGGAGCTTTACAAGATAAACAGCCTGACCAATACGCCACGTCAGATAGGAACAGCAGTAACATCGACGACGGCCGTGCTGCTTACTAATGCCCTTGAGCCAAAGTATAACGGCAAGACGATAGGCGGCATCTATTCAATGGGGGATAACTTCGCATGGGGCCGCAAGGACGTCACCGTGTACGACATCCTTCGTGACTTATGTGAGGCCATGGGCATCAAGGCTAGCTATGAGTTCACATATCGCACGACGGCAGGTGTCGACCGCATCACAGCAACGTGGTTTCCTAAGCGCATTTGTGGCTCTAAAGACGATACCACGAACACGGCAGACACAGCAGACGTCACACTGTCAATCGAGAACGCGCTGGCACTGCCGTCCATAGTAAAGCGTGGCGATAATATAGGCAAGGCCGAAGTTCGTTATGAGTCTACAAACCAGGACGATCTCACAGAGATAGTCAGGCTCAAGAAAGGTGCACGTTCGTCACGGTCGATGAACATCGAGCCGATCATTCACAACGTGCCTGTTATCCTGATGAAGGACTATCACAAGAACTCAGGCCGTAGTGACGTGCTCAAGCAGACAAACCACATCCTGTACGCTGACACGACGAATGATCTTATCAAAGTCCATGAGACGACCAAATACTACTATGGCCCCAAGGCTAACCAGTGGGTAAAAGTCTCATCTACGGCCTCGGAAGAGCCCACAGCGTTCAAGGCAGACTTCTCGAACGAGCCGGCATTCCAGGTACAGATGGCAGCACTGCAGGCACAGACAAGCATGACGGCAGCCTTGTGCCTGCTGCATTTACACGTGTTCGCAGATGAGAACAACGCAACAGCCGAGATGGAGTGGAACTATACAGCCTCGCAGTATGTAAGACCGCAGGGGCTTGCTGGACGTCATGCCCTCACAGATAACGTGGCAGACACCTTCACGATGCTGAACTGGTCGCAGGCACTGCCCACATCTATCACCATGAATTGGTTTGAAGGCACGACGAAAGTCAAATATTTTCTGCTTGCACCAACAACACAGAACGAGGTGAGCTAATGCCTATAAACGACCCGATCAACAACCGCAAGGTTGCGCCAGGATCGCTGGCCTTTGAGCGTCGCAGGCTCTCACCATTCGGCCAGGCCTATGCTATTGACGACCCTGACGGTGATGTCTACAATTACCAATATTATATGGACATCAACTATCGAATCACCGTCAACAACTTTGTCACAAATCAGACCTACTACAGCAACCAAGCCCAGACCACCAAGGCTATAGCAGACAGCGAGCACAGGTCGAAGCACTTTGTTGGTGATTATAAACGCACGTTCTTATGGGAAATGAAAAGCTCCATTGATTACACTATGGACACTTTCAATATAATACCATACGACACAGAGATACTAAAATCGATGGGCACAATGGCCACAGGTTCCTATGGTAACAGCCCTGACTGGAAGTATGTCTGTCCCACAGATGGCGAGGGGACCTGGTGGGTTTATGCTTACCACGCAATAAGATTTTCGTCGACTAAGCAGATACGTGAGGGCAGGCTGGCTGTGTTCATAAACAACACACAGTACAAGACAATCGACATGGTAGACAACAACATGATGGGTGAGAACAACATCAGAGACATGAGGCTGCAGGGCGGTGTCCATGTCCCTCTGGTTGCAGGCGACGTTCTGCAGATCAAGTTCGCACCTTACAACCTGCAGGGCGATACAGGGACGTCCCTATATCCTACGTCGCTATATTCGTATGTCTCGGCGCATCGTGAGAACTGCTATGAGAACGTCAGCCTGAACTCACCAGACAATGGAAATAACTATTCTTTTGACCATTCAACACCATAATCTATGAGCTGCCTACCTAACACACCGACAGCGAGTAACGTGCTGTCTTACGACGAGTCCACAGATCACGGCTGGTACTCACTCGGAGCTTTGATAACGACGGCTTTGAGTCAATACTACCCACTGACAACGACGGTGGCCTCTCTGTCTGGCCTTGCACAGACAACAGAGCAGCACTGCATCGTCAAGCAGATAGAGTTCGAGGAGACGGCTGCAACATCTGGCGACGTTAAAAAGTGCCCTCTGCTGGTGCTGCTGTATAACACGACAGCGCCGACGACACCAACGTCAGGGGCTGTCTACAACGGAGCCAAGACAAACCTTCTGGGCATCTTCACGATTGCAGACACCGACTACAAGCGTCTTAGTGACACGGTCTGGATTGCATCGATCAATCCAAACAAGTATGTCCGCACTGGGACGCAGTCATCGTCCTCGACATTCTACGCTGTCGTGCTGTCTAACTCGGGCACGTCTGTAACCTATGCCGCTACTGCTGCAGGGCGTCTGCGAGTATTTACGGAGGCTGCCACGGCACTATGAGAGAAACTATAATTGCACTGCTGGCATCTATTGAGAGGATGCTGGCAATGCCCATGCCACCAGTTAGACGGGCCGAACTGCTGAATCTGCAGACCATCTGGAAGGCGAAACTCAAGTAAGCTCCCGGAGCCTCTGCACTGTTGATACCAGGCAAGCTCAAATTCGGGGCTCTTCGCCCGAACTCTGTGCACAAGGGTTCGGGTATTTTTTTCTATTTGTTAAAAAAGTTCTTGACTTGTATGTTATTGCCTCTGTAGTTTTGCACTATAAATTACAACCACAAACAACCACACGGAGACGGACATGATGACTGTAGATAAAAACGCGAAAACACAGTACACAATTCCAAACGCATCAGGAACGAAGGCCGTGAATATCAGCAAATGCGGCACGAGCCGAGTGCGTGCTGCTTATGTTCAAATATACAACGGTGAGGAACAGGTGCTGATGTTCAGGGCATTTGCTACTTTTAAACTTGCAGAGCGATGGGCCGCCAAAGTGTTAGCGTAAAAAATAAGGGGTGCAGCATCCTACACTGCAAACCACACACAGCCGGTCGACGCCTCCTGCGCAAGCTCCATAGGACCCCAATCATCCCTTAGCCGACCGGCCGTGTTATTTTAACAACCACATACATGGAGGACATTATGACAAAGCACCCAACATGGTACGAATGGAAGCTACAAGCCAGCGACGGAACTATGGTAGTCGCATTTGGGGCAAGCTATCCAGACGCACAACAAAAAGCACGAATTGCGCTTGCACAATACGAGCAATCAATACTTTAACAACCACAACCACATTCACACGGAGGACACATGTCCAAGACAACCTACACGATGTTCATCGTGGTCAACGGAGTCAAGTACACAGCGAGCGGATCAACACTCGCAGAAGTACGCAAACAGCTCGATGCAAAGTATGCAGAAGCCAAAGCCAAGAACGGAGGCAAGCGATGACGAAGTCCTGCGAAAACTGCAAGCATTACACCTGCTTTGAAGGTGACGACTACCATCAGGGCATCTATCAAGCCGTGTTCCGTAACGGCTGTGAGATACACGAGGAAGCCAGATACCGTTACTGGGATGACAAGTGCGATCAATGGGAGGGCCAAGACGATGCAGAATAAGATCACAGCGCTTGGGTGGTGTACCGTCGGCACTCCGATTCACGAGCACGTGTTTCGTGCCAGTGTTGCCGAGTACGTGCCAGACGAGGTCATTCGGTATGTAAAGTACAACCAGCCTACTTTTGGGGCTGGTTACAACGAACTTGTCAAGTCGATGATTGCCGAAGGCCACAAGACTTTCGCCATCTGTAACGACGACATCGTGATGGGACCTGATACATGGGTGACCCTGCAGAACGACTGGGAAGTGCTCAAGACATCA